ACTACAGTATCATTATACCTATTCTTTAATTGTTTCACCATTATCTGTCCAATCTGTTCAAGCTCCTCAGTGCTAATAAGGGCAAACATAAGATCAGCAGTAGCAGGGAGACCAAAGGACTCAGAAGTGTCAGTAAGGTCAACGTCAGAGCTACCATAACCAGAACGAGTGGTCTGGGTGGCAGATACGATAGGGACCTCGGCTTCGCCAGCCAACCCTCTAAGCTCCTCTGCAATAGACTTAATATACGAATATGAATTGACAGACATGCCTGACTTATAACGGGAGGAAGCACATATATTAAGGTAATCAATGAAAATAATATCAGGTCTAAATGACTTCTTAAGTGCAAGCTCACTAAGAAGTGCTTTAAAATGTCCACTATGTGCAGATGCTGTAGGGTATTCTTTAATTATAAGTGTGCCCTGAGTTTTTGCTGCTAACTTAGTTACTTTGTTCTCAAACGTTGACTTAGGCAAATCTACAATATTCTGAATGGCAACATCTAATAAGTTCGCATCAATTCGTTCAGCAATTTTCTCTTCTGCCATCTCCATTGTAATGTAGAGTACGTTTTTCCCTTGGAGCAACACGGAGCTAGCAACATGGCACATGAATAAAGACTTCCCGACGCCAGTACCAGCAAGCGCGATAGTAAGAGTTTTATTAGATATGCCCCCGCTCGTAATCTTATTAAGGTATTCGAGATCAAACGAAACCTTCTCCTCCTTCCTGTGATAGTACTCATATCTTTCTTGATAGTTTTCTAAGTAGTCGTGTCCAATGTTGTTGTCGAAAGAAACTGCCAGTGCATCAGAAAGAATAGAAGGAATGGCATCTCTACTCTTCTTCTCATCGTTTCCATCTGCAATGTGAATAGATTCCATCAGTGCAAGATAAATCGCACGGTCACGACACCACTTTTCGGTGGTATCTAATAACCATTCATTATCTACTGGAAGATCTGTGAACGAATTACAGATGTCTCTGGTTTCTTTAATCTCACTCTCGTTTAGATCTGTCCGATTCTCAACCTCAATATTTAGTGCTTCGGTTGTAATGGCAGAACCATACTTCACAATGAACTGAGTAATCTCCTCAAAGATTACTTTCTCACCTCTTTGCTCAAAATATGTTGGTTCTATGAATGGAATGACTTTACGAGAATAATTTTCGTTACATATTAAGTTTCTGAGAATTGTAGTCTCAATCCGTTCCATAAGAGAAAATCTTCTTCGCGGCAGCATCAAGTTGCTGCATTACTTCTTCTGTAAAATAAACTTCAGGTTCTTTTAAAATTGCCTTGGCATATACTTTTTTACCATCCATTTCATAACGACCGGCAACGTTCTTCCACATTCCGGCAAGTTCACCTAACTCAAGTAAACCATAATACCTATCAAGACCCCGATGATCGTAAAATAAACGAATAGTGACATCCTTGTTTTCTTTACTTAGACGTGACTTAGCAGTCTTTGCCTTGATAAGATTTCCAATGACTTCTGTTCCATCTTTTTCTTTCTTCTTGCTGAGATGAATAATGGTACTGGCAGCATACTTAAGGCCACTACCACCTCCCATCTCTTTAGTAGGAACATAAGAGCCGATAACGTCATAAGTGTGATTGGTAACGATCATTGGAATATTAGCCTGCCCCAACTTGAGTGTCAACATTCTGAAGGCACCCTTAATCAGTTGTGATTTTGTCATGTCACGAACCTGCTTTTCATTAAGTGCATCAGTAATCTCTTTCTCAGTCGAAAGCATTCCTAAAGAGTCTAGCACAAACATGCAGGGTTTGCGATCTTCCTCAGGTGTTTTTTGATACATGTCCACTGCCTTAAGTGCCTTACTGCGGAACTCCTCAACAGTTACTACATTGACCACGACAAGACGACTTAGATCGATTCCACGACTCTCTAAGAGTGACTTATTGACAGCTGCCTCAGTATCAAAATACAAGCAATATCCATCAGGATTAGAGTCCAGAAAATTCTTAACCACTGCGAGAGAGAAGAAAGTTTTTCCCGTAGAACTTTCACCAGCAATTGCAGTGATTTTGTTACCAGAAACACCCCCACGGATAGAGCCAGATACAAGAGCATTAAAGATGAACGAACCAGTGTCAACGTATGTTTCAGTTTCGTCAATGTCTGCTGCCAGTTTGGTAAAGTCATCTCCAATTTCTTTTACTATGTCCTTTAAAAAATCCATTTAAATTAATCGTTTTTTCTATAGTTTAATTTCCAACACCAAATTTTATCATAAAGTGTCTTACCATCCTCCCCACTTCTTTTCAAAGAATATAAGAGATGTTTTAATTCAGAATCATTCATTTTGTCTGGAGACCAATACAGCACATTTTTTCTATCCTTAAACATAAAAGATACTCTATAAGAAGAAACTCTCTAACGTATTTGTCTTAGTTACATTCCACCCAATCGCATCAAGAATAGATTTGAGTGGGTCTAAAAAACTCTTTTCAAATTGTAATTCATAATCTATGTATTTGTCAAGACCGAGTTCATGTGGAAAGTCTTGAATAAATGAGATGACATTCTCCTGAATAATATTTGGTTTCTTCAGATAGATGAACTTGATTTTCTCACCATTATTAATAAGTGAATATTTATTATCAAGTTTCTTCTCCTTAATATAGTGATTAAACAAAAGTGCTCCACGACAATGGATAGGAGTTCCTTTACTATAGATATCAGAATAAGATCTATACTTCACAACATCCGATACTGAACGTGGGAATGCAATTTGTTCTGGAGGAAGTGCCTTAAACTCTTTACGACATTTATCAATAAAGTCAATTACTTCTTCTTCAGTACCACTCATCATGAGTTTGAGACCGTCCTTAATCATCTGACGACATGGTGCCGGTGTAGATGATTTGACTGCCTCAATACCCATCATCTTTAGTTTGGGTTCAGAATACTGAACTCCTTCACTGTTCCATACGTTGAGAATATATCTCTTCTTCGCAGTCCAAATACCACGTTCTGATATATTCTCACGTTTCATAATCATCTTTTGTTCATATGCCGAAACGTAATCCGCAAGTTCCGTATAAGACTGTTCGATGAATGGTTCCAACTTGTCTTCACAGATCTTATCAAGTAACTGAACAACTTTTGTTTTATCGTCAGACTTATGACTAAGAAATTTATCAACAAGAGGTCCCATATTAAGATAGATTGAGTCAGTGTCAGATGCGATAACATAATCGACTTTCTCTGTTTGCAAAATCTTATTTAGAAATCCGTTCATCTTATTCTCAATCCAACGGATAGAGACTTGACCAGAAAGCGTAATCGCTTCCGCATTGACCAGTTTGTAGTAACGGAAATATTGATTACCGATAGCACCATATGCAGAGTTGAGTTGAATCTTGCGAGCCATCTGAATGTTATTGCATCTTGCAATCTCCTTCTCCAATGCCTTAGTCGGAGTTTTTTCATAATCCTGTTTTGCAATAAGCATCTTCTTCTTATAGATGGTGCGATCCTTATAAATCTTCTCCATCAGTTCAGGTAGAAACCCACGAACATCTTTACGATACATGGCACCATTAGCACACACTGCACTGTCCTTATACAATTCAAAGGTCAGTTCTTCATTAAGTATCTTATCAACTGTAACTGATGGGTGCCTGGTCTCTCGGAGTGTCTCTGGAGAGATGTTGTACTGCATAATAAGATGAGGGTAGAGAGAGTTAAGGTCAAAAGACACAACCCAATCATACTTTCCTGGAATCGGTTCCTTGACATAAGCACCTGCATACTTAGCATCTTTGTCTGAACGTTCTTTGGGTGGAATTACAATGTTTCTTTTTTTAAGATAATTGTAAATGATCGCATCCCACATACGAACTTGATAGAACACATCATTATAATTCACCTTAGCATCATATGCCATAGTGATTGCGAGTTCAATCAATTTCATCTTGTCTTCCATACGGTCAACAAGTTCCACGTCAATGATATTATATTCTACAAATTTCTGCCACCCGTTAGTATAGAAATCTTTGAATGTATCAAACTCAGAGTGGTCAAGTTTCTTTTGCCCAAGTTCTACACTCGCAATATAATCCAGTCGATAGGATTCCTGCGCCTTATAAGTGAACTTCTTATATAGATTTAGGTAATCAAGTTGTGTAATACCCCCAACATCATAAGAGATTTGTTTACGACCCATTACAATAGTCTCACGTTCAGTCACCAAACCCCAAGGTGAAAGTCGTTTCATTAACTTCTCACCAAGAATGCGATCAATACGCCTCACCAAATAAGGCATATCATATAGTTCACTATTCCATCCAGTCACAACTTCAGGAGTATTACTCTCAATCATCCACCAGTTTATAAAGTCATTCAATAACTCATATTCTGTTCGGAAACTTTTGTAGATAACATTCTCTTGCTTATTGTTAAATGGACCCTGACCCCATGTACGAATTTGTTTTGTAGTATAGTCCTGCACAGTAATAAGAAGAACTTCCTCTGCGGCAGACTCTACATCAGGGAATCCATTCTCAGTCTTTACCTCAATATCAATCGTAGATATTTTGATCTTTGTAGTATCAAACTTGACTTCTTCTTCTGGATACATCTCAGAAATATAC